ACCTCGATCTGCTGCCCGGTGTCGGCCAGCACGGCGATGCCACGCTGGCGCGCCGCAGCGGCTTCGGTGATGAGCGCATCGACCACCATCGGGGCCAGCACATCGCCCGCCGTGCCTGCGCGCGTGACCTGACCGAGCACACCGACGTCCTGCCCTGACACGAACACGCGGTTGTAGTCGGGCTTCTCCACCCAGCGCAGCGACTCGCGGGCCACGGCATCGACGGGCAGCACGAAGTCAGGCGTGACGGTGCCCCAGTCCCACGGCGCGGCCGGATAGCGATGGCGCACGCGGATGCTCTGGTCGGACGGGTGCGGGATCAGGTAGCCCCCGGCTGCGCTGGCAATTGCAACCAAGGCTTCCATCCACGTTCCCTGCTGAGTGAACACTCCGGCTGGGACGTTCCAGTCCGTCAGACCCCAATCGATGCTCCAGCCCAGCGAGATGCCGTTGAGCGTCAGCGCGTCGTCCATCAGCTGCCGCGCGGTGCGCGCCTGCAACTGCTGGAAATTCATCACCGGCGCGTAGGGGGCGGCCAGCACGGCGTTGCGCCCGCGACCCGAGATGCGGATGCTGGCGTCGCCAAACACCCGCTCGCGGCTGATGCTCTCGGCCTGCACCCGGAAGGCTGTGCCGTTGACGCTTGCCACCAGTTCGACCGGGCCGCCGTTGCTGCCGGGCGCGACGAGGCTTTCTGCGGCGGCGGGGAGCAGTGCCTCGAAGCCCCACGTCCAGGACGCGGCATCGAGCGACAGCGAGAGATTGAACACCGGCACGGGCGAGCCATCGGGCAGCCGGTGCAGGGTCACGTTGTTGATCACGAAGTAGACCCTCCGGATGGGAACGACCACCGGCTCGCCTGGCCCAGGCCCTGGCGGCGCGATGTGGTTTTCGCAGAAGAACAGCAGGTGGGCACTGGCCGGAGCCGTTGCTGCGAACAGCAGATGGCCACTGGGCGTGTAGCAGCGCGGCGGCTCGGGCGGCTCAGGGATCACCCACGCGCTGATGCCGGGCGGTGGCCGCATCGCGTCCTGGTAGCGCCCGCGCCAGCCCACCGGTTGGCGGCTTGCACTCTGGAAGTCCGTGCCCTGGCGCTGCGTCAGCGGCCTTGCGTTCTGCCAGAGCACGAGCCGACCGGCCCGCCTGCTTCGGTCACCATCCTGATGCGCGAAGCGCGTGGCGTCGCGCAAACGGGTGGCGTTCTGGAACGCGCCCGTCCGAATCTGCACGATGGGCCTCGCATTCTCATGGGCGAACCCGGTTACCCCGTGCAAGTGCGTCGCCTGCTGCTGGCGGGTAGCGCGCAGCAGCGGCGCGGCCACCAAGACCGGTGGCAGGCGGTGCACGATGCCGTGCACCGACACAGCCCCACGCTGCCACACCGCGCCCCAACCTGCGGGCGTCGCCGTCGTGTCCTGCTGGCGCTGCGCTGCGCCGTCCTTGTGCTGCACGGTTTGCTGCCACTCGTGTGCCGTTTGGCCGACCGTGGGGCGCTGGGTGCGCGAGGCGTAGTGCACCTCGCCGGTGAGCACCACGCCGGGCAGGTTGGCCACACCGACGTTGAGCGGCACGCTCGGGCGCAGGATGAGTGTGCTGACCGTCAGGCCCGGCAGCTCGGCCAGCACCTCCAGCCGCGCAGGCGGAATGAAGGCAATGCTGACGAGCGGCAGCGGCAGCGTGGCCTGTACCACCACGTCGTTGCGCGGCGGCACGTAGTCCGCGCCGAAGATCAGATCGGCATCTAGCGCGGCGGGTCGGTCGTACAGCAGGTCGACGTTTTGCCCAGAGTTCACAGGCATCGTTCACCCCCGATCCTTCAGCCCAAGATGGCCGACACCATCCGGGCGTCCCCGCCCAGATAGAGGTTGGTGCTGGCGAGCTTCACATCGCCCGCGCCATCGGTGCCGCTGCAATCCAGATCGAGTGCCGTCACCTCACTGCCGTTGACCAGCCGCGCCCACGTGGCGATACCGGTGGCGGTAATGAGGCCGTCCTCCTGCTGGGTGAGCGTCAGCAACCCGCCTGCAATCGTTCCTGCGGGCTTGGTGAGCGCGATCTCTACCAGCATCACGCTGGTGGGAGTCGCCGCCGGGTTGGGTGGGCGCGTGCCGCCGTAGATGCGCAGCCGCGCGGGGTTGCTGCCTGCATCGAGGAAGGACAGCGTGCCCGCCAGCCGCGCCTCGTTGTGTTCCTGCGTGATGGCGACGGTCATGGCATCGGCTCCGGCCTGAGGTTGTCCGCGATCACCGCGCGGTACAGCTGCTGGTAGTCGGTGCTGATCACCGTGTAGCGCTGTTGGGGATCGATGCGCTCGAAGCGGTACGTGCCGTCAGCCTGAGACCACGTGCTCGCCACCAGGGCGTGGGTGTTTTCGCTGTAGAGCAGCACCTCACGCACCAATGGCTGGTCGGGCTGGCCCTTCTCCTTGACGGTTCCGGTGATCTGACCGTTGCCGCCGAAATGGATGTTGCGGCGACCACTGGCCACGCCTCGGTACTGGCGCGGGTGGCTGCCCGGCTGGTTCCACTGCTCGGAGTTCGGGCTGTTCAGGCGATGCAAAGCTGCGGCGTGAACACCGACCGGCGGTCCGGCGAGCGCAACGCGGCAGGCGGCTTCCAGCGCGCGCAAGTCGGCAAGGCTTGCGGCACCCGACCACAGCCCGGCCGCGAAGAACCGCTCGCTGCCGCCGATGTTGTATTCGTTGCCATCGGCGTAGTAGCCGATGCCGCCCACGCTGTCCGCGACCCACGAGCGCGCGAACGCCGCGCCCGCCCAGTCGTCGTTGATGTAGACGCGCGCACTGGCCGGGCTGACCACCAGCGCCATGAATTTCGGCGTGCCCCACGCGGGCCCGCTGCCCACCTGACCGCCGCTGCCATTGGCGTACTGGTAGATCACGCCGTTGGACTCCTGATCCAGAAAGTAGCTGTTGCTGTCGCCGAGGGTCTTGTAGAACACCAGCCCTCGGCTGACGTGCATCACGAAGCCCGCCAGCACGAAGTCGCCGGACAAGGACATCGGCGTGGCCAACGGCCAGGGCTTGTCCTGGCCGTACAGCCCGTACAGCGGGAATGGCGTGGCCACGCCACCCTGCACGGTGATGGCATTGCTGCCCACCTGATCCTGCAGTTGCCCGCCCGAGAAGTGCAGCGCATCCCACGCCGCGACCGGCGTCAAGGACGCCACGCTGTCCCACCAGCTCACGGCTTATCTCCACGGCCCGGTGATGTCGAAGGCGATCTGCGCGCCTTCGGCTTCCGAGCTGTACTGCGTCCTGACCAGCAGGAATTTCCTGCCCGTCTGGCCGACGACGTTGTCGACGATGGTCTGATCCGAGTACGGACGATCCTGCGGCATCCACAGCATTCCGGGCATCAGGCCGCGCATATGACCCGACTCCTCGCGCACGTAGGTCGGCAGCAGCCACAGGCTGTAGTCCGGGCCGTTCGGAAACGGCATCGGCCCGCGTCCGCAGACCTGCTGGCCGTTGTTGGTGTTCAGGGATGTCAGCCCGAAGCGCACTGGGTTGCCGAGCTGGGTGTGGTTGCGCAGCAGCACCTTGCCTGCGAAGTCCAGCGAATGGGTGAGCCCGTAGCCGTTGTACTGGCCGGGATAGCTGGAATGCTGGTTGCTATTGCTCCAGTAGATGTCATCGGCGCACAGCACCGTGGCGTAGTTGTCGGCGGGCTTGAAGCTTGTGATGTCGCCGAAGCAGTAGCCGTTGCGCCCGTACCAGCCGTACCCGGCGGCATTGGTGACGAACAGGTAGAACAGGCGGTCATCGCCGATCAGCACCCAGTTGCGGTTGCCGCCACCACCATCGCCCGTGTTGTCGTAGCCACCCTGGCGTGCGTGGTACCACTTGTGCCAACCCCACTGGTTGGCCTGCACTTGCTTCCAGTTCTGCGTCGGGTTGTTCGGGTCGAACGGAGCCTGCGCACCGACGATGGTGTCGATGTCCGACAGGCCTTCGACGATGCCGACGTTGGCCCATTTCGCCCAGGTCGTCGTGTAGCCGGGCGTCTTGAGGCTGTCGTCGATCAGCAGCAGGTTTTGCGGTGACTGCGGGTTCTGGCTGCGGTACGCCGCCTTGTTCGTTCCCGCGAACGCCTTCTCCCAGCCCAGCGGCGCAACCTTGGCCGACAGGCTGGTGGCGCTGGTCGCGGGCGACACGGGCGTGCCGATCACCGCATAGGTGAAGCTGGTCGCGGTGGCGGCGATCACCCTCACCTCACCGTTGTACTCGGGCTGGTCGGCTCCGGCGATCTCGACTACCTGCTCGGGCCGGTAGGCGTGGCCCGCGCTGATGGTGGCGGTAGCCACGCCATCGGCGATGGTAAGCGTGTCGATGGCCTTCAAGGCGAAGCCGTTGACGAGGCAGGCATCGAGCATCGTCACCAGATCGCCCCAGTTGTTGCTGATCTGCGGCGCGCCGGTCATGCCGCTGTTGAAGTATTTGACGGTGAGGTCAGCCATTGCATTGATTCCTTATGGTCAAGGGGTGTCGACGTCGCCGCGAATCAGCAACGTGAAGTGGTCGTCGGGCACGGATTCCGGCCCCTGCTGGACGGTGCGCACCACCCACACCGGGAACTGGCTGCCGATGGTGTTGAAGCGCAGCACATTGCCGGTGGCCCAGCCGTTACCCCAGCCGAGCGCGGGCAGGCGGAAGTACGGCACCCCGGTTGCGGGATTGATGGGTGCGCAGTCGGCGCTGGTGTTGCCGGTAGCAATCACGCCGACGTTCTCGCCGATGACCTCAAACGAGGTGCTGTTGGTCATGCGTACCACCCAGCGCTCGGTGAGCGCCCCGCGATTGGTGACCGTGATCGGGTACTGCGTGTGGTTGAAGGTGGCAGTGGCGGCGCTGCCCACCAGCTCATCCGACCAACCGCCGTTCCAGGTGCTCTGGTCGAACACGAGGTTCACGCGGGCGAACAGATCACCGGCCACCAAGGCGCTGGAGACGAAGCTGCCGGAGCCGGGATCGCCAAGATTGGCCAGTGGATAGTTGTGGGTCAGCGGGCGCGTGAAGCTGATCTCGCCGTTGATCTGCACATCGCGCACCACGGCCATGTCCTCGATGCGGTGCTCGATGGTCACCGGCTGGCTGTAGCCGGTCACGTCGGTGAAGATGACGGAGCCTGCCTCCAGATCGGTGGCGTAGCCGGTGTGGATGACCACGCCGTCGTGGCCGACCACGCGCACCCGCGACAGGCGCACCCGCGCGCAGTCGATGGTCTGGCCGTTGCTGACCGAGGTCGTGATGCGACCGGTGTGGCCGACCACCGCAAAGCCACCGGGCCGGAAGATCGGCACCCGTCCGTCGCTGGGCAGGCGCACCGGGTCGATGCCCAGCAGCGCTGCATCCAGGGGCAGATAGCTGTAGGCCACGGCGCTGTAGCGCAGGCTGGAGGCCGCCACCGGCTCGGGTCGGAAGATCTTGCCGTCCGGTCGGACGTTCTCGGCGTCGAACCACGGCTCGCTCTCGTTGCCCGCCGCCGTGACCACGGTACCAAAGCGCACGCGCACGAGGCCGGTGTCGTAATCGACATTCCCGCTGACGCCGGACGCGCTGATCACGCCGTCGATGCCTGCCGTCACGGTCTGCGTGCCACCCACGGCACGGGCGAACTGTATGGACAGCGATCCCGGGCGCAGCGGCGCGGCACCGGTGCGGAACACGTACTCGCTGGAGATGTTCTCGCCGACCGTGGTCACGCAACTGGCGCGCGTGATGCTGTTGGCCGAGCCCGCCGACCAGGAGGTTAGAGTCACCGCCCCGGCGAGGTAGTTGATGCTGCCGCGCGTGACCCAGCCGCTGGGCGTGAATTCGCGCAGCGTGCCCTGACCGTTGTCGCCCCAGGGCTGGCTGCCTGCGATGGCCAGCAGCACCGTGCCGGTCACCACCTGCGCGTTCACGCCCGGCACCAGCCGAAACGATGGGCTGAACGCGAACGTCTCGCTGTGGTTGCTGGTCGAGCCCGCGCTGTTGTAGCGCAGCTTGACGTAGCCGGACTCGTCGTTCGGGTACAGCGACGGCGCGTCCACGTAGCTGATGCCGCCGTAGTTGAGGCGGAACATCTGGCCCACGCCAGAGGCCCAGCCGAGGCGTTGCGCGCCATAGACAGGGCTCGGAATCTTGACGGTCACGTCGGGCTGGAACTGCACCGCCCCGGTCGCGTAGTTGACGGTGCCGATCACGACGCCGGAGCGCAGCACGTTGCCCGCACCATCGTCGCGGGCGTATTGCGTGGGATCGACCCCGTTCCACAGGCCCAGCCCCATCGCCTGAATCTGCTGCAGCGTGTAGACCCCGAGCACGGCGGTGTCGGTCAGGGTGTTCCATTCGATCTCCAGCGAACCCGGCTCGATGGAGCCCAGGGTCGCGGTCACCGGCACCTTGCCCTGACCGTCGCGCGAGGGGTGCGCGAAGCTGTCTTCCTGCTTGGGGCCCGCGACGTAGTCCACCGTCAGCAGCGCGCCGACCGGCGGCAGGACGTTGGGCGCGAAGCTCAAGAGGTTCTGCGCGACGTTCAGGTTGCCGGTAGCGGCTCCACTGAGCGTGCCGGAGGTGGCGGCGGACGCCGTGCGTGTGCCGGTGCCGCTCTCGTGCGGCCAGGTGATGGTGAGCGTTCCCGGCTGCACGCTCTTGCCTTCGGGCGGGGCGAGCTGCAAGGCCTGCGATGCCTTGAGGATCGCGGTCGGCTGCTGCGTTTCCTGCGTCGGCACGTTCCACGTCAGGATCAGGGACGAGCCCACGTCGGGCAGCGCGCCCAAGGTCACGACAAAGGCCCCGGTGTTCTTGTTGAAGGTGCCTGCGCCGTAGCTGGCGTCCAGCCCCTTGAGCGAGCCGTTGCCGCCATCCGACAGCACGTACCAGCGGCCCTGCGCCATGTAGCTGATGGAGAGCGTGCCGGGCTGCGGCACCGGGTTCACGGTGCCGACGTAGGACTGGCTGCGCGACTCCGGCGTGACCGCGATCTCCGAGCTTTGCGGCGCGCGCTGCAAAGACGCGGCGGGCGTGTAGGTGATGGACTTGCTGTTGGACATCGAGCCCGAGTTCAGGCTCAGGATGCCGTTGGCGTAGTCGATGGTGCCCAGCGTGCCGCTGGCGGTCTTGAGCAGGCCCGCGTCGTCGAAGATCGTGACGCCGTCGGTGACGATGGACAGCGATCCGGGCAGGCAGCCGCCCGGCAGATTGAACTTGAGGGTGGTGTTCCAGGCATGGCTGGCCGTGTAGCTCACGGGTGCCGCACCCGGCACCGGCAAGCCCGCTGCGGCGTAGGGTGGAACGAAGGAGATTGGCGTCTCGGTCTGGGCGCTGGGCACGAGCTGCGTGTAGATGGACGCGCCCTTGAGGGTGAAGTCGCCCACATTGGCCGCTTGCGTCAGCGGCACCACGCCGACGTAGGTCCCCGCATCGGCCACCACCGTGTCGCGCGTGCGGGTGGCGTTGTTGGCGCGCGTGAAGGTGCGCGTCGCGGGCGATCCGGTGAAATCGAAGCGCAGCGCGTCACTGATCGCCACCGTGACGACCGCCGCCTTGTAGTCCTGGTCGGTGTTGTAGGTGAAGGTGCGTTCGACCACCGAGACGGCGGTGGCGCGGATGTACTGCTCCTTCTGCGTCGGCAGGCCTTCGTTCTCGATCAGGACGAGGGTCTGACCGACGTTGGGCACGGCGTCGCTCGGGCGCTGGAACAACTGCACCACGCGCTGGCCCGCGATGTGGTTCTCGAACAGATAGCCCGCCCACTCGGGGCCCTTGTTGAGGTAGGCCTCGATGCGGGTCTGCGCCTGCTCGCGGGTGTCGAAGGTCTTCTTGGTGGAGAACAGCGTGACGCTGACGCGCGCGTCCTGCGGCGGCTCGGCCACGATGACGTTGGCCCCGAAGTAGGTGTCGGTGTCGTCGGTGGCCACCTGCACGAAGCTCTTGCGCAGATTGACGCGGCCTCCGGCGCGATCCAGTTCGGAGATGTCCGGAAAGATCGCGTTCGAGACGCCGTCGGCGATCACGAGGCCCGTGGGCGCGCCGCCGCCTTCGGGCACGTCCGCCATCACGGCGGACTTCAGCAGTTTCACGTCGCCGGATTGAATCGGCATCTCAAATCTCCAGGAATCGAAGGGTCAGGCGGTAGAAGTCGGAGCCGGATCGCGCCGGAATGCCCAGCACGGGTTCGGCCTCGATGGCTGTCTCCGCGTGGCGGAAGGCGACCGTGAAGACACGGCCATCGGTGAAGCTCAGTTCGAAGCGGCCCGTGGTGCCGCCCACCGGAATCGCGGCCCACGCCCGCAACTGCTCGACCGTGGCGCGCGTCACCCACGCCATGTCGGGTGCGCCCACCAGCGTGATCGGGCGTCCTGCCTGCCGGGTGGCGGACTGGATCAACAAGGCACCCGTGATGAGGTAGGACGTGGACGCCACGGCGGGCGACCACGCGTGCTCGTCGCTCCACAGCAAGTCGTCGGGCAATGGCAGAGCCACCCCGGTGTCGAGGTTCGTCAGTTGCATCGGGAAACCTTCAGGCAGAAAGACAGGAACGCACGGTCAAGCCGTGCGGGCGCGGGCGGCGTCCAGCAGTTGCAGCAGCCGCGCTTCGTCGCGCGCATCGACCGTGGCGTTGACCTTCTGCTGTCCCGAAGACAGCTCCACGCGCACGGTGCGAGCGGGTGTGCCATCGGGCAGCGACGGACGCGGCAGGCTGCGGCTGGCGGGCTGCACCAGACCGCCCGAGGCAAAACCCTGAATGCCTGCCAGCGCGCGTCCGGCCAGTGCCTGCGCCGGAGCGTTCAGGTTGTTGATGGCCTCGAAGAACCCTGCGCCGTAGCGAGAGACGGCCTGCCGGTTCACGACGAACTCACCCGGGGTGAGCATCGCCGGGACGGTGTCGGACTTCGCCAAGCCGCCGCGCCGGTAGAACTCGCCCTGGTTCTGCTCCATGTAGTCGATCAGCTCGCGCTCCAGGTCTTTGCCCCAGAGCAGGGGCTGCGCCATCGCAGAGCGCCACGTCTGCTTGATGCGTTCGAGGTTCTGGCGCTCGTTGCCGGTGAGCGTCTTGCGGCTCATGAACTCTTCCAGCGTGCGGCGATCCTGCTGCGCCTGCTTACCGTAGTTGTCCATCGTCTTGCTGCGCATATCCAGACTGACCGATGCGCCGTAATTCCACTGCAGCCAACTGGTGTATTCGTTCATCCCCTGCAGGCCGAGATCGATCATCTTCAGCGCCTCGAACGCTTCGCGGTTCTTCTTGGGCCTGCTTGGCTTGTCGTTCGGGTCGGCATCTGGCGTCTTGCCGCCGCCGAACATCGCCACCGGGCCGCCGCGTGCAAAGTGTGCGACCCCACTGGCCAACCGCGAGAGCGCGCCGCTGCCGTACTTCTGCACGGCTGCCTTGCGGATCACGAAAGCACCGGCGTCCAAGGTGCGCGGCACGGTGTCGTGGTGGCCGGAGCCGGGCACCGAGCCACCGCTCATCCGGGGAAAGGCCGGAGCCACCGCGCCGCCGTCGGCAAAGCGACGGACACCACCACCCGCGCCACCGACCAGTCCGCCCGTGGCGTTGGTTTCCACCTTGGTGACGTAGATGGTGTGGGTGCTGGACGTGTTGCGCCCATTGAGGCTGTCGATCTCCCCGCGAACCGCGCCGACGTTGCTGGCCACCTGATGCTGTGACTCGGTCTGGATGCGATCCAGCGCCTTGATCATCCCCTCGACATTGGTGATGGCCGCCTGAGCCTTCTCGGTCGCCACCTTCAGCTCGAACTGTGCGTTCTGGTCGGCGTAGGCCTTGAGCTTGTCCAGCGCTTCCTTCGCCTTGGACACGTCGGCATCGACCGGCAGCGTCTTGCCTTCCTTGAGCAGCGCCTCGTATTCCTTGAGCTTCTTCTCCGCTTCCTGCAAGTCGGCCTGAATCTGCAGCAGGTACTCCTTCTCGGCGAGCGCCTTGTCCAGATCGGCGATGGCCTTGTCGAAGCGCGTGGTGTCGGCATCGAGCGTAACTTTCAGGCCGTCCTTGAGCTTGGCGGTGATGTCGTCGATCTGGCGCGTGGTCTCGGTCAGCGTGCGCTGAATCTCATCGCGTGCGGTGATCGCCGAGCGTGCCGCCGTCTGGTGCGCCTTCGCTTCGGCATCCAGCGTCTGGTTGAGGATTTCCTCGGACTGGCGGATGCGGTCGATGGCGTCGCGCACGCCCTGTTTGCCTTGCGCGGCCTGCGTGTCAGCGTCCCGAGCCTTCTGTGCCAGTTCGGCGCGCAACTGATCGGCCTGCCGCATCAGATCGGCGGCCTGCTGGTACTCCTGCCTGCGGTAGGCCTCGCGCGACTGCGCTTCGAGCTGCGTGACCTGCGACACCGCCTGCTCGGACTGCTTGCGCGCTTCCTCGCCGCGCTTGGCCTCGTTGGTCTGGCTGGTGGCCACCTGCGCGGCCATGTCCATTGCCTTCTGGGCGAGCTGGCGGGCAAGCTCCAACTCGCCGTTGGCCAGCGCCCGACGCGCCTGCTCCTGCATCTCGGCGATCTGGCGCTTGCGATCCTCGGTGGCCTCGTACTCTGTCATGCCCTGACGGCGGATGTCGCGGATGCGCTCCTCCGTGGACATCGACAACTGGCGCTTGGCTTCCTCGATGCGCTGCACTTCGGCCAGATGCCGGTTGGCTTCGGCGTTGAGCGCGTCGATGTGCTGGCGGTACTCGGAGAGCGCCTGCGTCAAGGTCTGGCGCTTGGTGGCGAGGATGTCGTTCTCGACACGGTGCACGTTGGCCCGGCGCTCCTCCTCGGTCTGCCCTTGCCGGGCAGCGGCGTCCTTGCGCGCCTGCGTTTCCTGATCGATCAGGCCGAGCGTCTCGGTCGTGGCCTGACGGCGCAGGGTTGCCTGCTGGGTCAGCGCGTCGGTGAGCAGCTGGGTGGATTGGGTGATCTTGGCGGTTTCGGACTGCTGGGTGAGGTCGAGCGCCGCCTTCTCCTGCTCGTAGCGGTTTTTCACCGCCTGCACCTGCTGCACGAGGCTGGCCTCGACGATGGAGGTCAGCCCCTTGTAGGCCTCGGCCATCTTGGCGGTGGCGTCGTTGACTTGCGCCTGCGCCTTGCCCACCGCCTGTTCGACCTCGCCGAGCCGGGACTTGAGCTTTTCCAGCGCGGCGTGAACGGCCTCGATGCCGCGCCCGACCGCCTCTTGCGTGCCCTGGCGCACGGCCTCTAACCGCTTGGCGATCTCCTCGGCGGCGGTCGCGGCGGTGTTCATTGCGCCCTTGGCCGCGTTCGCGCCTTCGGTGGCGTCGGCATACATCTCGGCGAAGATGCGATTCATCTCCGCGAGCCGCTGCTCGTGGCGCTTGGTGGCTTCGGCGATGGTGTCGGAGCTGAAGATGGCAGCGAACACTTCCCAGCGGTACTGCAGCTGCTCGATGCCCGTCATCAGCACCTGCACCATGAAGATGCCCGCCTTGCGGACGATCTCAAATTTCTCGGACAGCCACGTGCCGATCTCCCAGCCGACGATGGCCGCGCCGAGGACGGCGAAGGCCACGCGCAGCTTGCCGACCGTGGCGATGGCATTGGAGAGCGACAGGTTCGCCGTCGCCCACGCCGCCGCCGTGGTGCTGGCCGCTGTCACCGCCGCCGCACCTGCCGTCTGCCACGCGATGATCAGCGCCGGGATCAGGCGGTAGACCAGCACCGCGAGGCCGACCTCGGCGATCCGACCCAGCCACTTCATCACCGTGTCCAGGTTCTCCGACAGCCACGTCAGCGCCTCGGCGAGCTTCTTGGTGAAGCCGGTCGATTCGTCGAGTTTGCTGATCCACTGCCCGAAGGCGTTCGACAGGCGCGTGAAGGCCTGGCTGACGGTCATCGGCAGTTGCGCGTACTCGGCGGCCAGCTTGTCCTTCTGGCTCATCAACGCGTTGACCACCACGTCGGCGGTGAGCCGCCCTTCCTCGGCCAGCTTGCGCAGCCGTCCGATGGGCACGTTCAGGCCATCGGCGAGCGCCTTGGCCAGACGCGGGCTGTTCTCGACGACGGAGTTGAATTCCTCGCCACGCAGCACGCCCGAGGCCAAGGCCTGCCCGAACTGCAGCAGAGACGACTGCGCCTCGGCGGCCGATGCGCCCGAGATACGCAGCGCCTGCGAGATGCTCTCGGTGAGCGAGAGCGCGTCTTTCTGCTCACCGCCCAGCATCCGCACCGCCTGCTGCAGCTTGCCGTAGAGGGTGGCGGTTTCCTGGATTGGCACGCCGATGCGCTGCGCGATGGCGAACAGTTCCTTCTGCGCGACCGTGTACTCGCGGCTACCTGCGGTGGCGAGCTTCAGGCGCGCGGACATCATGTTCCAGGCGTCGGCGATCTGGACGATCTCCTGCACCTTGCCTGCCGCCCAGTTGATCGTGAGGAAGGCCAGCAGCTGCGTCTTGGCCTTGGCGACCTGATCGCCAAAGGCGTTCATCCCGGCCTTGACCTCGGCCATCCCGGCGGCGGCCTTGTCGCCTGCGGTCTTGGCGCTTGCGCCGAACCCGCCGAGGCTGCGCTCGGCCGAGGTGATGGCGCGTTTGAGCCCCTCGTCGGCGCCTTCGAGCGCAACGAGGATGGAAATGCGGTTTGCCATCTCAGTCCACCAGCCGCAACTGCTTCTCGATGGTCGCGGACAGACGCGGGATGCGAGCGGCGACGATGCGCTCGACGTTCAGACGCCGTTTGAGCTGCACGCGCGGCACCAGCACGGCAATCGGCACGTCCGCGCCGCGCTTCAGTTTTTTGATGCCTTCTGCTTTGCGGTAGCGGCGCTTGAAGCCCGACAGTGGCCGGTCGTGTTCCTTGATGTTCTCGGCCATCAGCACGATGTTCCCCTTGGCGTTCTTGATGAAGTAGGCGTTGCCGCCGCGCATCAGCTCGGCGATCTGCGCCTTGAAGCGTTTGCGGCCCACGCGCCCGTGCAGCGGGATCAGCATCCGGCCACCAATGACGCCGCCACGCTCGTGGATGCCCGACCACGGAATGCGCGAGCCGACATAGAGCGCGGGCAGCCGACTCCGATCCTTGTCGAGCACCTTGGCGGTGAAGCCTTTGACGAAGGACTTCTTGACCACCGTCATCTGGCCTGCGACGTGGCTGCGCACGTCCTGCTTCAGCTCGACAGCCTCGCTGGCGATGCCGCGCGCGACCGCCTTCTTGACCTTCTCGCGGTACTCGCCACCCCAGCGGCGCAACTGCGCCTGCGCGGCCTTGCTATCGATGCGAACGGAGATGCGCATGGTCTTGGAGCCTGTCGAGGGTCTGGTCGAGGTGGCGGGCGTCGCCCCGTGCGCCGATGGCGATCAACGACAGCAGCCGCGCGTCGCGGGCGGCGTCCTCGCGCACGGTGGCGGCGGCAAAGCCACGCACCTGCGCCAAGTTGTAGTCGAGGATGTCGGGCAGCCGGTGGCCGTGGGCGATCAGGTGCTGGACGGTATCGAACCAACCGTGGCCATTGCTGCCGTCGCGCCCGTCCGCGCGATCAGCCCGTCGAGCCGGGGCATCACCGTCCGGGTAAAAAAATCGGCGTTGACCTCGATCACCTTGGCCGCGAGCAGGATGGCCTCGTCGGCGGCCAGCTCATCGACCCACGCGCGCGGTTTGCCGACGGCAATCGACACCGCCGTCAGCAGGTCGTCGCCGCGTTCGCCGAACAGTGCCAGCCAGTCGATGCCGTCGCCACCGATTTGCTGCATCACCGGCGTGATGGCGCGCAGGAAGGCGGGCATCTGGCCGACCTTGAGCGGCTTGATGGCCAGTGGCTCGCCATCGATGACCAGTTCCACCGCCTGCGGGATCAGGGCTTCCAGATCGCTCATGGCAGTCCCCATCACAGTTGCACGATGCGGCCAAACTGGCCCAGCACCGCGTCATAGGGTTTGGTGGTGTCGGCCAGGAGCGAGCCTTCCAGCTCGAACTTGTTGTACTCGTCCGAGATGAAGGAGATTTCCTTCAAGGGGTCGAAGGCGACGCGGTACAGCTCCACCAGCACCTTGGCGTTGCCCTGCGCGGTGTTGACGCCTTCCAGGCGCAGGAACCGCTCGGGCAGTGCCTGCGTGAAGATGCCGATCTCGGTGGCGACGCCGTAGCTGTATGCCGCCTTGAACGGCGCGGTGAAGCCGGTGGTATCCAGAAACTGGAGGGCACCGAAGTCGGTGTCGGCGGTGTAGTGCGTGCCTGCGGTCAGCGTCGCGGGCGTGCCCGCAGAATCGGTCACCACCAGTGCCGACACCTTGGGGTGGGCGAAGAAGTAGCGGTCGCCGACGACGGGCGTCGCGCCCCCGATGGTTTCGGCGGTCACCGAACCCGTGCTGCCGGTAACGTGGTTGCCGTACAGCGCCAGAGCGAGGTTCTCCTTGGTGAACTCCTCGATGGTGAGGTTCACGGTGGCCGACTTCTGCTTGACCATCCGGTGGTCGAGCGAGCGCTGGCCGGTCTGGCTCTCGTAGTGCTCCAGCACGTCGGTCTTGAGCGAGAGCTTCAGCTCGGCGACGTTGCCGGGCGAGCGCACTTCGATGGGCAGGCCGTCGATATCGCGCTTGCCGAGGAAGACGCGGCCCTGAAAACTGGCGTAGGTGCTCATGATTTGGATTCCTTGCGTTGGGTGGGAGTGGGTTTGGGTTCGATGGGAGTGCCGTCGCCTTCCGGCTGCGGCACGGGTGCGGGCTGGCGGTCGTGGCGGGCGATGCCATTGGCGATGAGCCAGTCGGCGGTGCCGCTTTCCACGTCAAGCCGGTCGCCCGGCTGGAGCGGCTTGCCCGCGTGGGTGTGTGGGCGGATCAAAACGAGTGAGGTCATGGGTGTCATCCCTTGGTTGAAAGATCGGTGTCGAGCGTCCGGTAGGTGATCGCGTAGCGCGCGGGAATAGCGGCGGCCACCGCGTCGGCGTCCTCGATGTCCCATTCGCATTCCTGCTCGCGGATGCCAAGGCTCAAGCCACCCAGGTTCCGGTCGGCCAGCAGCGCGGCGTGGGCAGCAGTGAGCAGCCGGTCGGCTTCTGTCTCCGGAATCGCGGGCGGCACCGCGCGGGCCAGCGCGACGAGGCGCACGATCAGTTCACGCGTGACGCGGTCGTTGGCGCGTTCGGTGATGGATTCGGATTCGGGAAACACCACCAGTGCCGGGCATTGCTCCCGGGTGATGGCCACCGTGGGCGAGCGGTGCAGCGTGGCCCCGAGCGATTCCACCGGCGCGCGGACGGCCGCCATCACCGCGAGCAGAATCTGTTCGCGGATCGAGTTGCCGGACACGGGTCAGAGCCTTGTGAGCTTGGCGCGCATCTCCGAGCCATCGCCCACGGCCCGGATGTCGCGCACCTGATAGATCACGCCGCCGATCTCCACCGTGTCGCGCGGGGCCAGACCCACGAACACCGACGCCGGATACGACATCTGGTGGTCGGTGGTCGAGGCCAGCCCATCGAACACGGTGTCGTCCGGCGCGGCGAAGCCGACCGCGTGCGTCTGCATCGGCGAGCCATCGGCAGGCTGCCAATGGCAATCGCTCAGCAGGCCCGCGTTGGTGGCGGCGGCATAGACCTGTTCGACGAGGCCCATCACGCGATCTCCAGCTTCACCAGCAACTGTGGGCGGTGACACAGCGGCAGCGGATTGGCCTGCGTGTGCAGGTCGGTGCCCCGGTCGAACTTGCGCGGCTCCTGTTTGGCGTAGAGCGGCAGCGCCATCGTGTTGGCCGTCTCGTTGAAGTCGGCGGGCGCGTAGTAGGTGGCGAAGGTGTCCATCGTGCCCAGCGGGAAGGCGTGGCCTTCGTCCTCCTCGACGAAGCGGCGCACGGTGCCACCGGGCGCGGTCGCGCGGCCGCGATGCTCCTCGAACGTGATGCCGCAGAAGGTGAAGCCGGAGCGCATATCGGTGCGCAGCGCCTGACCGTCCTGCCAGCGCTCGTAGGCCACGACGACGTCGTCGTGCGTCGTGAGCGCTTCGAAGAAGTCTTTGCCGACCAGGACGTGGATGCCGGTCATCCGCTCGCCCTGCAGGTTGTCCTCGACGTAGCGAAGCAGGTCGCGGCAGGCCTTGCCGACGTCGAAAGCGCTGTCGTGCGCGGCGATGTCCCAGGCGAAGGTCTGCGGCGTGATGCCGAACTCGGTGAAGAGGTTGTAGATCACGCTGCCGTCGGCATCGAGGATCAGCCCCTTGAGCGCGCCGAAGCGCAGGTGCTCCAGGGTGATCGCGTGCTTGTTGCGCATCGTCTGCAGGTGTTGCGCCATCACGCCTGCCACCGTCTGCAGTTCCGTCTCCGAGCCGAAGGCGCGGATGCCTTGCACCTCCTCGGGCAGCACCACGTCATCGTGCGGGATGTGCGGGATGTGGAACGAGCGCACGTTGCGCTGGCCGCGCACGCCGACCGTGCCGGGCGAGCCTACGGGCATCGTCGGCAGCAGAGTCAGCACGCCGTTCTGCTGCTCGACGATGATCGAGCGGAAGCGCTGCGGGCGGTCGACGAACAGCCCCATCTGGGCCAGACGGTCGTAGTTGTTGGGCAGGATGTTGATGGCGGCGGTCAGCGCCGACATCGAAAACGCCGGGTTCTCGAAGATGTTCTGCATGGTCAGACTCCTTGACGGACGAGGACGCCCAGCGCCTTGAGCTGGGCAATGGCCGACGCCTTCTCGGCGGCGGTGATGGCTTCGGGCCACTGCAGTGCGTGGTCGGAAACGATGGCGTGACGCGCGACGACGAGGCCGTTGTCACGGTCGGCCAGCGTGGCGTCGCAGCCCTGCAGCAGCACACCGGCGGCGACCTGCGTGCCGTCCTCGGCGGACGGATCGATCTGCTTGTAATTGCCACTGGCGGTGACGATGCCGAGCACCGTGCCGAGCGGCAGGTTCTGGCCTGCGGCCACGGTGACGCGGTCGCGCGAGTACAGGTTGGGCGCTTCGAACTTGAGCAGGTCGCCCAGGTTCATGGCCTCGGTGAAAACGGTCGGCATTTCAGATCTCCTTCTTCAGTGCGGACGACTGCGCCGCGAGGTTCC